TACTACGACGGATTAACTCTTCAGTCATGAGATTTTGTATGATTCCGATTTTTGAGAACTGGAGCAGACTGATGAGATACATATACTGGCTCTATAGCTGTAAACTCTATAGTAATAACATTAGCTTAATTCACAATAAGTAACTCACTATGGCAATAACCGCTAAACAAAACGAGGATCTACAAAAGCAATACGACATATTGAAATCTCAGGGAAAATCCACAGCGGATGCAACTGCGAGTATTAAATCGACTCTTCAAGGTGCTACAACTGCGGGCGGTGCAAATGTCTTTGAAACTCTCAAGAGTAATTTCAAATCTGGCGGTGTTGCTCCTGTAGAACCAACTGTGAAGATAAACACGGATGTAATGCGTACTTATAGCCCAGATTATAACCCGGATGTTCCAACTGCCATAAGTGGAACACTCGGGACAAAACCTACTGATTCTATAGCACGAAATAATCAGGCTCTTTCTGGTATAGGTGAAGCACCAGTAAAAACACCTCTTCAACTCGCACAAGAAGAAACAGCAAGAAAACAAGCCGAACTCGATAAAAGAAACCAAGAGTTTACAGCACTTGAGAATAAAGGTGCTACAGCCGAAATAGGAGCTGGAGTTATTCCAACAACTGGTAAAACAGGGCAACAAGATTTTCTTTCGTCTACTTCACAGTTCCTACAAACAAATCTCAAGAACGAACTCGCGAACCTTGACAAACAGAAACAGGATTTGGCTGATTCTATTAAAACAGGGGCATTATCAGCTGAGGATCAGAAGACAACCCTCCAACCATACGAACAGTTTCTTGATAAGGTTACGAAGCTCAAGGATATAAATGCTCAGGCTATTAGTCGTGAGCAAGCAGATTTAAAAGACCGATACAACACGACAATTGACCGTACAAGAAAAGCCAATGACCTTGCTCTTATAAACGCTCAGAAAATCGCCGCTATTACTGGTGTATGATTCACAAGCGGAGGTATTCAAGGTATAAACAATATAATTGATGAAGGAAACCAAGCTATCACCAGTCTCGAAGGTGAGAGAGAGTCTATGCTTTCCAAATACAAGGATGCCGATGCAAAACTCGATATAGAATACCTCGACACTATTACTACTATCCAAGCCGACAGTAAAAAGGCACTACAAGACAGATATAACTCTGTAGTCACTCAGATTCAGAAGATAGATGCAGAGAAAGGAAAGGCTACAAAGGAATGACTCCTCGCAATCAAAGACGTTGCAAAGGAGTATTTCGACTCGCTCGATAAACAGTGGGAAAAGGATTATAAAATGATGGATTTCAACTATAAGAAACTACTCGACTACAAAAAAGACGTAAGAGACCAAGAATCCATTACAAGAGACCAACAAAAAGAACAACTCGCACTTATCCAGAAAGGCGACCTCACAAGTCTAACAGATGAGGATATTATGAATCTCGGGCAGGATATGGACTTGGACAACGGAACTATAAAAGGACTCATTTTAGTACGAGAACAGCAGAAGAAAGATGCTGAAACAAAACAAGAAAAACCATTTGTAGTATGAGAATGAAGTGCTGTATATGACCCTGAAACTGGGACATTCAAAACACCTACTACTTCAACTGGAACTTCCGAAGTAACAGCTGGAACAAAATGAACACGAGCAGATAGAAATAATAATCCTTGAAATGTAAAGATTGGAGATGTTGGGTATGGTGTAGACGATAAATGATTCACTATATTCCCAGATGCGAATACTGGATTTAATTCAATGATAAATGACATATCGGCAAAGGTAAATGGACAGAGTCAGGCAGCTATAAATAAGCTCTGACGACAGGCAAACACGCTAAAAGAAATGATAAGTGTATATGCTCCTGCTGAAGATCAGAACGACCCAAATAGTTATGCACAAGCAGTAGCAAAACAAATGGGTATTTCACCAGATGAACCACTTAAAAATCTTACTGATAGACTCCCAGAGCTTGCAAGTGCAATGGCAAAACACGAAGGTTTTAGCGGTAGTATTTGAGTATGAAAAACAGAAAGTAAAACTGATATCCAGAAACTTGCAAAATATATGGCTGATACCCAGCCAAGATGACCTTGATTCTCAAATGAAGATGCTGCAAATTTCACGAAGATAGTAAATGAATATGCTGATTCCTGAGATACTGATACAGTATACCAAATGTTCAGGGGTAATATACTAAATGACAAACGTGTGAACGATATTGTAATGGATAATGCTGATTTAAAATCTGGTCTCGGAAATCTTAAAAATATACTGTCTGAATATAAAACAAGTGGAGGTGATACTGGGGTTCTTACAAATATGGCTGAGACGGTCGCAAACTATTTCGGTAGAACGACGAGTGATGAGCTTGCAAAAGCAAATAATCAACTCGGTGTTCTCGTTGCCGACTATATCAGAGCTATATCAGGAACGGCGGCAAGTGACAAAGAAGTCGCACGACTTATAAATAGTATGCCAAAGATAAAGAATATAGACGAATTTAATACAACTATTCTCGATAATCTTTCAAATATAGCAGATCGTAGGGCTCAGACAGCAATAAACACAAAACTTTGATTTAAAAAAGATTTATGACCAAAGATATTCCCTGAGTTTTATACTACACCAACAAAAACAACACCGACAACACCAACATTGAAACAATCAGGATGACGTATTAAATAATTAATTCACTATGGCTCCAATATTACCAGAAAATCAACCTTTCCGAATGCCTTGAACCTTCGGAACTTCTCCGATAACTACCCCAAAGTTCGCAACTGGTATAAACGGAAACCAGTTTACTTTCAAAGACGGGACAACTGGAAGTAAAACCGACTTCACAAAATACACTCCTCCAACAAAGGATGCTTTTGACTGGACAAAATTCCAATTCGATACAGCTAACGCTCCGAAAGAGACAGGTGCGATGAGTGGAGTTTGAACAGGTAGTGAAATGAAAGCACCAATTCCTATGGCAGAGAAACCAACTGTTGCTTCCATGGAATGAAGAAAGAATATACCGAAAGCAGGTATAATGGACTCTATAGTTCCTAAAGTAAGTGCTGGAGAGTCAATAACTGACGATGTACTAAACCAGATGTCTATAGATGTAAAAGGTGGTGCTACAGCAGAAGAAATAATGAACGCATACCCTGAGTTTTCTGGTAATACTGAACTTATAAACCAGCTATCAGTAGATATGAAATGAGATGCTACTATACCAGAAATAAAACAAGCATACCCTGAGTTATTTGGAAGTACTACTACAGCACCGAGTGAAACAGCACCACAAGAATGAATGCTCGACAGCCTAAAATTTAAATCTTCAGAGGATTTTTCAGTATCCGAATGAGCGAAGGACGTACTTAAATTCTTTGCAAATGTTCCAGCCGATTCTGCACAGGTAATAGGTGGTATATGGGATGCAGTTACAAGCCCAGTACAAACAACAACAGGAATAGTTAAAACAGCAAAGGGATTAAGTGATAAAGCGGTATATGCAACGCTTAATGGTATCGTTCGACAGTTCGGAGGTAAAGAGGTGTCACCAACACAAGAAGCAGAGATGATTGACCAAATGGCTTCTGGAATCAAAGAGAAATACGGAACACTCGGGAAATTCAAAAAGGCTCTCGTAGAAAATCCAGCTGATACACTCATTACTTTTATGCCTATTCTCTGAGGTGTGAGTAAGGTTGCAAAAGCAAACGGATTCATAGAAACAGCGAATAAGATTGATAAATTGCAAAGTGTTATCAATCCTATCAATGTACTGAAACAGGAGGCTAAACTTGTTACCGCTCCGATTAAATACGGAGCAAGCAAAGTCACTCCACTTACAGAGTATGCAACAAAACTTGCAACTGGATTAGAACGAGAAACACAGCAATTTATAAAGAAATTCCCAGAGGAGTTCGCAAAAGCAAAGAAAGGCGAAATCACACGTGAGAAACTTACTCAGAACGTAGTAAAATCAATAGACGATAGAATAGATAACCTAAGCGAAACTGGAAAGGGTTATGAGGCTATACGAAAGTGAAATAACATAGTTACCGTTCCGAAAGGTACAGTACAGGAAGTATTGAATAAATACTGAATTTCTCTTGATGGTAAATGAAAGGTTGTAGTATCTGCTGAGTCAGTTCCTTTGTCAAACAGCGATATATCCGCGATAGAAAGTTTCGTATGACAATATGGGAATCAATCAAATCTTTCTGGGAATGCTTTCTTGAATACCAGAAAAGCTCTCGACAATATGAGTAAATGGGAAGCAGGTAAAACAGATATACCAACTCGTATATCACAAGATCTCCGAAGAACCTATGATGCACTCGGAAAAGAACAAATACCAGAACTAAAAGCACTTGACGAGATATACTGACCAGAGGTTAAAATACTGAAAGATGCAAAGAAACAGATATTTGACTCGAAAGGAAATCTTAAAGATAACGCACAATCCATAATTGCGAATCTTACTAATCTCGGGAAAGAAGGAAAACTCGCAAAAATAGAATCTGTAGCACCCGGAACTGAGATGCAAGTAAACGCATTGAAAGCATACGAAGACTTGCAAAAGTCTATGGAATGAAAGGTCGGACAATACGCACGATGAGTACTAATAGGAGGTTCGGCATTATCACTAAACCTACCAGCTCTCGCAACTTTTATAGCAACCTACCCACCTATCTCAGCAAAGGTACTGGAAACATACGGAAAGATTAAAAATATCAGTATCGAGAAAATAAACAGTATTAAAAGTAAAATAGTCGGAGGTAAACCGCTCTCATCAGCCGAGCAACAAACTATGGCACAGGCTATAAAGGAAACTCCAAAGGATACTATCACTAATCTTTCAAAAAATGAACCTTCTTGAACTACTACAATGGATAGCAATAGTATTCCTGATAGTGTCAAACCTATCAAAGAAACCTTAAAACCAAACTTCACAAGCAAACTCGATATGAGCCAAAATAAAAAAGGTTTCATATCTCCTAAAGCAATCTGACAGGATTTAGGGTTGGTGAAGAAAGAACCAAGTAATTGGACTGAATTACAAAAAACAAAACCTGAGTTATTTGAAACTGGTATTTTGAGAAAAAGCAAAAATCCAAATGGGATGAAAGAAGAAATCCCACCTGATGTATTTTCTTCTTCAATAAATTGGCAAAATTATTGACAATATGATGAAATTCCAGCTAAAAATATATATGAGATGAAAAGTCATAAATATTTTGATGATAAATGAAAACAAGCATTAGATTCTAATGGATACCAACTCGAAGATACTTGGAATAGTGATTTGCAAGAATGGATAGAACCAACTATATCAAACAGACAATTAAGAGATAGTTTACTGGAATCTTTCCAGACAGAAACTTGAAAAAAACACTTATCTAAAATAATAGAAGCACTTCCAAAAAATAAAGATGGAACTATAAATGCTTATCGTATTGGAAATATAGGAGAAGAATGAGCACAAAGTTATACATTAAGTGAATGAATGGCAAAGACTTTCTCCAATCAAGGAACTGATATAATGCCATCAGGAACACCAGGTATTCCAACTGGTGGATATAAAGATTTTTGAGGATTAAAAGTCAATACTGTAAAAATAGATCCAAAATGAATAAGAGCTTGGAGTCCGTACGATGCAGAAATACTCGTTGAGCCAAAGTATGTTATAAATAAACCCTCTATCCTAAAGCCTAAAGCAATAGGAGAGAGTGTAGGGATAGGGAAAGTGCCAGATGAGTTATCAGAAGCTGAATCAGATATTATATTTAAATATACGAATAGCTGAGGAGGAACATCAAGACCAATGGGTATTTCAGAGCAAAAGAAAGTAAGCGAAGCGATAAAAAAACTTCCTGATAATAAAGATGAGGTGTACAGCTGATTAAAATTAACAAATGACCAATTAAGTGAGTTAAATTTCAGTGATGGTTTTGAATATACTATTAAGAGAATATTATCTACATCTAAAAATAGGGAAGAAGCCATATGATATATGAATTATAACCCTGAAATGAAAAATCCTGTATTTATTAAGGTAAAGAGATGAGGGAAAGATATATCTAAGTATTCGGCATTTCAAAAATGATGATCGTTTAAGGAAGATGAAGTATTATTCCCTATATGACAAAAATTTAAGGTCGAAAAAGTACGAGAATGAGATTTTATTTTTACACCGATTAAATAAACCACTATGCAACACTTTCTAAAACTATTCTACGCTTGAAGAAGTAATCAGGTTAAACCATTTATAATAAATTTGATTTTCCACAAATAAAAGTATACTAAACTTATCCCATAACTACCAAACTATGGCACTTATTAAAGGTAAATGAAATATCGGACGAAACATATCGGAACTTGTTGCAGATAACAAGAAGAAAGGAAAAGAAAAATGAATGGGATGAAAAGAACGTCCACGCAAACAGATTCTTGCAATCGCACTTAATATGGCGAAGCTCGATAAACTCAAGAAGAAATAATTTATTTATCAATAACTTTTTACACTATGTCTAATAAAGCCTTTAAATCAGCAGAAGGAGAAGTAATGCAAGTAATGACTTCATTTACTACTCAGGACGAAACAGCTACTACTCCTAAAGTGTCACCGCTTTCGTATACTAACGCTGTAATAACAATTAAGGTACCAAAAGAGGCTGTTCAGGTTACTCTTATGCCTACAACTGATATGCGTATCAGTGATATTGTCGGTATGACTACCTATGACCTTCTAAAAGCAAACATCAAGGAGACTATAGGATGTTCTGGAATGGAAAATATTTATATCGTTCGGGATGGTTCTGATGGAGCATTAAACTTCAAATTTCTTAAACTCTCATAATTATGGTAACAAAAGTACCTCTCGGGACTCAAACATCAGGAACTTCGGATGATATAACCGAGGGGTCTGTTAACCTGTTTTTGAGTGCAGCCGATCAAGCGAAACTAGATAATGTACCAAGCGATACAAATACTTCACTTTCTGGAAAACAAGAAACACTTGTATCCTGAACCAATATAAAAACTATAAACTCTACTTCTCTTCTATGAAGTGGAAATATTGCTATTTCAGGAACTTGAACAGTAACTGATATTTCAGTAGTTACCGCCAACGGGATTTCATGAACAATTGCAACATCTACAACAACTCCAGCAATTACACTCGATATATCGGCTCTCGATGCTTCAAAAATAGCAGACGGTACTGTTTCCTCTGCGGAATTTCAATATCTTAACTGAGTTACATCATCCATTCAGACACAAATCAACGCAAAATGATCAGGTGATGTAGTCTGACCAGCTTCCGCAACAGACAACGCAATCGCTCGTTTCGACTCCACAACAGGAAAACTCATACAGAACAGTGCTGCGACTATCGCAGACACCACCGGGGATATTACAGCAGGTAAATACAACACAGTTGCTATTTCAGGTACTTCTACTCCTACTCTTGCAGTTACTGGTACTACTACGGTTTCAGGAGCGAATACTGGAGACCAAACAGCAACAACAGTTTCAAACACTCCAGCAGGTAATATCGCAGCAACTACAGTTCAGGCAGCAATAAATGAACTCGATACTGAGAAAGAACCAGTAATTACCACCGGTACAACATCGCAGTATATCAGGGGTGACAAGTCGCTGAGTACATTTGCAAATGATGTCGCTGCTATTACACTCCTTACTGGAATAATTTCTGGAGGTGTTCCTTCATTAAATGTAGATACAACAAAGATAGACATATCTCCTGCTGTATACTACATACAGGGAGTAAAATATACATACGCAGGAATAACGGGGTTATCCCCATCATTTGGAGTTGGTCAAAATTCGAGAAGGTTTGGACTTGATTCTAGTGGTTTGGTGCAACAGGCAACGAACTTTACAAATACACAGAAGCAAACAATTCTTCCTATAGCACGAGTAAATACTGTTCAGGGTAGTACTGGTGCTGGAAGTGCGATGATTCCACCTCTTGATACAAGATTTCTGATTAGTGAAATTGGGTATCTTCAAAGGATTTGGCAGGAGGAAGCGATTGGAGTACTCTACGCATCTGGCGGAACTATCTATGAAAGTGCTACTCCATTACAGGTGAGCGAACTTGCTGGTGTATTTTATGATGCTCAGAGAAAGAGACAGATTATATCGGGAAGTTCAAATATACAGGCAATTAAGGTATACCATTCTGGTGGTGCTTGGACTACATCAACAAAGGCAACGCTTGTGGTAGATGTATTGCAATATGACAATCTAACTAATCTCACAACACTTTCAAATAACAAGTGGGCATCGCACACCATTCTAAAAAGTCCGAAGAATAGCGATGAGTTCTTCTTTGTATACTCTCAAGCTGAATATGCTTCTCAGGCTGATGCCGAGGCGGCTCTTCCTTCTTACGGGGTTTTCATAGACCAGGCTACATCGTGACTTGTAGCTGTAGCAGAGATAATTGTACAAAAGAGTGCAGTAAATATAAATAAGATTGTCGATATACGACCTTTCATTGGTGGAAGCGTTGGTTCAACACTGGGGACATCAAATCTACAGCAGACATACGATAATTCTACTACGCCAGAGATAGTAATAGATGCAACTCGCTGAGCTTTATCAATCAAGCGTGGAAGTGCAGCCGATACAGATTGTATCATCGAGGGGCTAAACGGTGCAGGTTCACAAACATCCTGCATTGATGGAAATGGTAAATGAACATTTACATCCGTTGCACTTGGTACTGGTTCCTTAACTCTCACAGGTTCTATCGGAGCAACAGGAGCAAGAGCAACGAAAGTCTGGGCAACAGATATAGAGAGTACGAATATGCCAACAGTTGGAGGAGTACCACTTATAAACACAGCAGACGCGTACATTGCAAACCGTATATTTTTATAATTATAACCTTTTTTATTATGGCACTCGCACCGAAACTATTATCGACACAGACACGAGGAGAATCAATACTTATTGCAGGTACAGCAACGGGGAATACTCTCGTGCATACTTGACCTACCACGACAACTACATTTCAGGATATTTACCTAAAAATCACCGCAGTAGATGCAGTCGCTTACGACTACACTGTGGAAGTCGGAGTATCTGGTACACAAACAATAGTAGCATATGGTACTGTACCTGTAAAATCTGGAAGCGTTACCGAGAAAATTCGTATTCAAGGAAATGCAACCGCACCACTTGTAAATGTGTTCGCATCCACAACAAATAAACTCCGTGTATCTGGTGAAGTAAACGAATATACTGCTTAATTTCCGAAAAATGATTCTTAATACTCGCTCTCGACAGATAGTACAAAGAGACTTCACGATTGGTTCACATCAGTCGTGAATTTCTGGTCGCTATCCTATTCCAAGAAATTGACTCGTAGGAGAATGGATTTTAAATTGAGACGCTTTGGATTCAAGCGGTTACTGAAACAATGGAACTGCTACTAATGTAACTTATGCAAGTACAGATATATGATACCAAGCTCAGGCATCAGTACACAATTGAAGTACATCGAAAATAGCTTGCTGAAATATTCTTGATGAAACTGGTGCAAATCCTTTCTCGCTTTCTTGTTGGGTTAAATTTACAAGCCTTTGAAGCCAAATGATTTATTGAAAACAATTAAATAGTTGAAGTTTTTGATGATTTATGTTATGGCAACAACGATTAACAGCTCCAACCAGAGATTTTATTTCTATGTCTCTTGTTTCTAATGATAGTACATTTGGTCAAGCAAATAAAAGTACAACATTTAATTGAATAACAACCTGAGTATGGTATCATATTGTATGAACATATGACTGAAGCAAAACTGCTGCTTGAATTAAAATTTTTATTAATACTGTAGAATGATATGATGCCTGAAGCACAATAGATACATTATGAACTAAATCTATTTCTACATCCGCTGATTTCTGAATAGGTTCCCGTAATTCTTGAAATCTACCAACAAATTGAAATATACAACTTTGTAGAAAATATGACCATATATTATCCACAAAAGAAATCCAATCCTTATATATGGAATGACTTAAATTACTTCATTAATCATAACTATTATGAGACTATACTGAACATACAGAAGCAAACGAATAGTAAACCCTTTCGTACTCGAACAGAACACTTCATTGAACGGGGTTTATACACCGTCATTCTTTCTTTCAAATCAGTTCGCTGACTACGAGAAGGCAGGACTTACAAAAACTCTCGATATGGAGATTCCCGAGGAACGCTATACGGCAGAACTTGTACCTTGAGTTCCTAAACTCACCCGCTTTATTGTTGGGGAATATAATGAAGCCTATGTTAATGGAGTGGATTTTGCAAACTCTATTGCAAAGGTAGGGGCAGAGTTTCAGATTGATGTATTCGCAACCAACCAAGAAGCTATTACTTGGATTCTTGCTAATACAAACTTAATCGAGGAAACTCCTTGAAATTTCCTTATTCATCCCGAATATACTGAAATTACTGGGGAAATAGTACCTGAAAAGTATTTAACTATCGTATAATGCTCAAGACTCTTTCTATATGGATAACCTGACACGATCTCAGAAAGTGAAGCAATGGGATTTGACCTAATTCGTGGGGTATGTGGAGACTACTGATACCATTCCAATGAAGATTCTACAATCAATGACTCCTTCACGATATAGCCTACTGCTGGTGAACTACTGAGAAAGACCGAGAAGAAGCAGACAATGAGTTTTTGAAAGGATGCGTGAAGGCGAGTTGAAGAAATATATTTGCAATTTTCGCAAGTTGTGTATACTACATTTGAGTAGATAAGTTCTGACACAATTATTTTAATTATCATAAACAAAAATAAATATGCCGAACGAATACCTTCAAAAAGTTATAGAACTTGGATCGACAGCAGGGATAGCAATGGTCGGATGATTCTGACATAACCTTTATCTTATGAGAAAAGGTCGTAAATTTACTATTGCTCTGTTCTGTCTCAATATTATGCTCGCCTGATTTGTAGGGTATACGGTTGGTAAATTTATTCCTGAAGGTGGAATGAGAGATGGAATCCTTGCAATCTCTGGATTCTCTTCATTCCCTATCCTTGCAATTCTCGAAGAGAAAGGGGCGGATTTGGTTCTGAAATATCTTTGAGTAGATATGAAGGAAGAACGAAGAAAAGATGATATTACTAAAAAATAATATATGAAAAGAGAAAACATCGAGATACTTATAGCTATAACTCTACTGTTTATAATGGTAGTGGTAAGTATAGGCGTATACTTCTCAGTAAGAGCAAATATGCACATTATTTCTATGTTTGAAGATAACCAAGTGAATAGTTTAGAATTACAACCTAACAACTAAATATGGCTAATAAACTCATTATAAAATACACTCCACTAAAACCAGCAACTCGTAGAGAACAGAGACGAACAGTTGCGAAGCCTTCTAAAACTAAAAAAGTATAATATGGAACAACAGTGATTCTATGGTGCTATTCATAAAGAAGACCCGAGAGATTATAAACTCGGTGGCGATACTGGTATAGAAATCCCAGAGGCTTTCAATACTGAAACTCACGAATACAATCAGCTCGAATTTTCAAAGATTTTCTGAAATAATCTATGCACTCTTTATTGACCTACTGGCTCGCTATCTGACTTAATTGGGAGATTTATAGAATGAGCTGATAGAGAAGAACTTTGTAAAAAAAGAACATCAGAGGATGACTGGGATGCAAGCATTGGTGGATACTGAGTAGTTTGAGTGAATTGCGTACGCCACTGGTGGAACGATGCAAATCCAAACAATCAAATCCGGCAATTCAACCTAACGAAAGAGCAATTTATGGAAGCTCTCATAAAGGGGCATAGACCTATTATCGGATATCGTGGTAACTCTGCATATAATCTTGATGCTTCCGATGGTGTTCTTGACTCAGTGGATATTTGAAAAACTACATACGGACACTTCACAACTGTGAAGTTTATAGATGGTGAATTTGTTGTTGATAACTACAAGTGAGTAAAAACACACAACACCTATAAAATCGCTGATTTTGAAGCGTTTATAGACTCCGACATAACTTTCCCTTCCTACTACCTATACCTATTCGCCAGCGATGCTATGGATGCACAAATAGCACTTCTTAAAGACAAATGGAAAGACGAAAGACCTGATATAACTTTCAATGCTGATAAAATCAAAGAATATAAAGAAATGTTATCGAAAAGGAAAAACTTTTATTCCTAAAAATATCTATGTTTGAAATCGAACCAGAACCAATGACAGAAGATCCATTTGATTACATCCACGAAAAAAATATAGAATTACTTTCTAAGAAAAAACTATGAACGAACCAAAATTTTTACCACAAAATGAAATAGATGAAAAACGCCTCGAAAGAGACGGTATAACTACTGACGTAGCAAGGAATCGTAAAAATTGGAATCCCTACGACCGTTTACACTCGTAAAAAGACATAAAAAATCCCCTACACAGCAAGGGGATTTTGTTTTTTACTTCTATAATTCAAATCAATCTTTAACAACTGTTACATTTCAATAATTTTTATAATCATTTTTAAGTTTAACAATCAAATTATCTCCATCAAACTCAACTTCTAAACTTGAATCTATAATCAATTTTTCTGATGTTTCATCCTTCGATAAAAGAAGTTTGTTATCGTTTGTCATTAAAATTATTGTTTTCATAGAGTTTATTTGTTAATGATTATTTCTATATTAAAAATAGTTGCGGGTCGTCTTTTTAATTTTAATAAAAAAATACTTATTATTAAATTGAAATATCAGTTTTTCCAAATATCGTTGAATCATACTGTATCCTCTGTATTTCTTCAAGAAACTTTATAAATCATATTTTTATAGTTAAATAATACTCACCCATTATATCCTATACATAGTAAATTGCAAATCTATTCACTTTTAATTCCTGTTTTCCTATGGGAGATGAAGAAAAGAAAAAAAAGATTTGATTTTTATTTTAGAAAGAGTATACTATCAGGGATTTAATATAAAATCAACTTCTCAGGCTGTCACTTGGGAACGACAGCCCTCAAGTAAATGCCTGAGTAAATCGAAATAGTGATAGCCGAAAGGTTAACACTATTTTTTAATTTATTATATTATGGGTCTATTTAATACACTTGGAAATATCGTTACTCTTCCAGTAAGTATGGTTGCAGATATAGTAGTAGTTCCACTTTCAGGAGGAGATAGAAGTCTTACAGCTGAAAATGTAAAACGTATTTCAGAAGATCGTTAGAAATATAAATGTAGAGTCTTTATAGGCTCTATTTTATGTTCCTAAAGAACAGAATCGAGTTCCGATACATAGGCAACCATCTTATATGTATCACAAGGGACGCAGAGGAAACTCTGGGGGGATAATAGATGGGAAGGCTCACAAGGTTATATCGGGATGTACACTCGGGTATCTTGCCTTTGCTCCTCTGATTGTAAAAGATAATCTGCACTCTGTGTGGTGATATTGTTTAGATACTATTTATCTATTCTTATATCTTTCTTTTAATATCAGAGGGATAGCAATAAAAGGCAACACAGGATACTCGGGATATACTAAACAATAACTTTACTTATATAACTTACAAGAATATGAAAAACAAATTTAAACTACTAAATCAAAACGATTCAGTTTACAAGAACTGGTGAGTAGAAATATCAATAGATCGTGATTGTTGGAACGAATGGGAATCATTCTGTATAAATAATCGAATACAATCCAGTAAATGAATAGAAAACACGACTGGTATAGAAACAAGATGGGATTTGGATGAATGCCGAGAATGTCAGATAATAAGTCCAGAACACTTATGTGAATATTTTAAATGGGTAACTACTCGATAATGCAATTCACTGTATCAGAAAAATGCTTAATTTGTTCCAAGAAATTTGATTGGAATGAAGTAATAATTATAAAAGCACCGGAATGAGCGTGTTTTCATTTAGATTGTTGAGGGAAATTCCCATATGATAAAGTATATGATTGAGAAGTAAATTGTTGGATATGTACGGAATATAAATGAAAAGAAGTATGGAGTAAAGATAATTAAAAAATCTCCTATCAGGATTTGCTTTTTAACAAAAAATCCATATACTTATATCTGTAAATTGGTAGCTATCAGAACCAGTTTATGACTTGGAATAAATATCAAGCCCACTTAATTCTGATAGATTAGGTGGGTTATTTATTATTTAAACTATTAGTTATATGATAACAGTTATTGAAAAACTATGATATGTAGAACAATGAAGTTCTTATAAGATGTTCGAAGTGGATGTTCTACCAGAAGATTGATGTATTTGAGACCAAGTATGGTTTTGAGTAGTCGATTGAAAAAATCTACTTGAAGTAGACGAGTTAATTGATGATGAAATTAAAGAAGAACTAGTAAATATTATGGGATATAAAAATGCAGATATTGTTATTAAAAATATTTCTTCACGATTTTAAATATGTCCTCAACAAATCGAAGTAATGCTCGTGATTTTCATATAGCAGATTACTATGTAACTCCAAAAGATGCAATAAGAAAATTTATGCTTGATTTTATCGATGATGAATTATTTCCTACATACTGAACAAATTGGATGAATGATATAAAGATTCTCGATCCGTGTGCTTGAGGAAATCCTGAAAAGAAATTTTCAGTAGATATAGAAGAATGAGAAACTATAAAAGATTTAAAAAAGAATCTTGAAAAAGTAGCTGATACTGTTATTTTTACTGGAGAAAAATTTGATTGTACTCAAAAATCGAAAGATATGTCGTATCCAAGTGTACTGGAAGAATGGAATATGAATGTAGTAAGTAACGACCTTCGGGAAGATTCTCCATCTACACATCACTCTGATTTCTTAAAAGCTACTCAAGAATGAATTTACGATATGGTAATTACAAATCCTCCATTTGCTATCGCACAAGAGATTATTCAAAAAAGTTTACAAGTATGTAAGGAGTGAGGGTATGTAATAATGCTTCTTCGACTAAATTATATAGGTTCCCAAGATAGAGCACCATTCTGGAAGAATAATCCACCATATGCAATATATGCCGATAATAAACGAATGAGTTTTACTCCTGATAATGGAACAGATTCTATAGAATATGCTCACTTCGTATGGAAGAAATGAACAAATAATGAATTTGCAAAATTTAAAATTCTACAATCATAATCTATGAAAGAACCTAAAAAGATACACATAAAAGATGAAAGCTTTATTTTTTTAAATTTTATTGATATGAGAATAATTATTAGAAATATACTGATAACAGTAATTCTAAAAGACTGAACCATATATAGAAAGTATATAGACTCAGATTTTAGACAAATTAAAGACTATTATTGGGGATGTTTCTCAGTTCTTATGGACTGGAATGAAGAATGATATTTATATACACTTGAAGAAGACTGAATTGAATATGAGTTTAGATCATCTAAAATAAAGGATATTATAGTTTCTAAAACTTGGAATCCAAAGATAAATATAACTTTTTAATATGAAAGTCGAGTACAAAACAATCCCACTATCCGAAATATCAAACCTAAACGAATACGGAAAGGAATGATGGATATTTCAACTTCTCGTGAAAGATGTTTTAGTGTGATATAGAGAAATTAAAAAAACACGAAAGGAAAAGAAAGCAGAAATGACATCTGAATATGAAAAGTTCCATAAAGAATATCCAAAGAAATCTGGTATAACTTCTGACTCGGTAATAAACAAAATAAACACCTCAGTAAAGGAATGAAGATTTGAAAGGATTATGGAATGAGTCGAAAGGTATAATAAAATGATAAAAGTCGAGAACATAGTACCAAAGTTTATTTTGAATGCCGAGACGTTCTTGAATCAGAAACGATACGAAGATCCATTTGATATATTTGAGAATAGAGTACCTATATCCGAACAATGGATACTAGAAAAAATCAAGAATCTAAACGAACTCGAAATAAAAGAAGTAATGAAAATAAAGAAAGAATACGAAGCAAGGCAACACAAAGACTGTTCCCCATGAGCTTTCGATAATATTATCGCAAAAGTAACTTGAAAAGATGGCTAAAAATTGCTTTAAAAACACTTTTCGGTTATAATAGATTGTATTACTTAACTTACTTATTTAACTTTAAACTATATGAAAATTAAACAATTTGCACTTTGTACAATAGCTCGTCAAAAGATGGGAAAAATGAATCCACTTGACTGTATAAAATTCAAGGAAGAAAATTGAGTATACCCATTTACTGGAAATTATGATGACACAAACTGGATACAGGAGTTTTATGTAGAATACTTCAAAAAGTTTAAGAGTGGACTTTGTGACAATGCTTTCTTTACTCCTGAAAAATACACTCAGACAGTACGAAGTATTTTTAATTATCACTTCGGAATAAATACGAAGCAACCTAAAATACTCGATGCTTTTTGTGGTACTGGAAATCTCACTATAGGATATTATGATGATGTAGACGCTTTCGATATAAATACAGAATTTATGGATATTTGCAAATATAAGGTTCAAAAGTATAATGACGGGCAGAAATACAATGTATTTTCTCATCCAGCATTTAATTTTGACTATAATACAAGGAAGTTCACTATAAATAAACTCGAAAAGAAGTACGAGTGCATTATAAGTAACCCGCCTTTCGGGAAATATCGTGGTTGAGTAATAGACAAAGCAGTTATAGAGTTTTTCTCAGAACATCTCGAACAAGATGGAAAACTTATCGCAATCCTACCGACAAATTTTTATGAGAAATATGCGAAGATTATTGATGAGGACTTCACTTTTTACCAAGCATACGATGAAGTAGATTTTGAATATACTGGAATGAAAGCAAGAATATTTGTGTTTATTAAAAAATAATCCTATATACTAACAACCAATCTATGGAACACCAAGTTCTAATCCCAATGGATGAATACAACGAGTTTATCCAATGGAAAAGAAATGAATATAATAAAAAATCGAGTGTAGTATACGAAGACGACGGGATTCCATTTTAGTAATAACTCATTGAATATGAAAAACAAGTTTATACTTTTAAATCAAAACGACAGTGTTTACAAGAATTGGTGAGTAGAAATATCTATAGATCGTGATTGTTGGAATGAATGGGAATCATTCTGTATAAATAATAGAATGGCATCCAGTAATTGACTTGAAAATACCACTGGAATAGAAACAAGGTGGGACTTGGACGAATGCAGAGAATGTCAAATAATAAGTCCAGAACACCTATGTGAATATTTTAAATGGGTAACTACAAAAAAATAATCTATGTCAAGTTTCTACTGTCCCAAATGCAACAAAGCAATAATAGATTCTCCTTGAAAGATTCCTACTGGTTGTATACATTTCCCAGTAAGAGATAAGTTAAAAGAACAGATACCACCTATATTCAAAGAACTTTTTAATATAAAATAATATGTACCATATCGGTCAAAAAGCAATATGTACTATGCCCAACGGAGACAAGTTTGAATGTGTTATAGATGAAATACGAGAAGATGACGAAGATAAGTGTATTATCTTTAAAATCACAACCTGAGAACACGAAGGGAAATACTCAGTACTATATAAAAGCGAAATAGACAATAATATACAATTCTTAAAATAAAACTATGAACGAAAAACGAATAAAACTCCGCAAGTGTAAATTCTGTCTAAAAGAGTTCGATCGCGGATTCACACTCAACACAACTTGCTCGCCTCGGTGTAACTCAAAGTACTTAGAGCAACGAGATAAAGAGAAGCGAAAGATTAAAAGAGAAAAAAAAGCAATCTCTGTTACAGTTTTAAAATCAAAACTTTGGAAAATAGTAAGCGAATATATAAGGCAAAAATACGCTGATAGCAACGGTTTCTGTAAGTGTGCTACTTGTGATACTACTAAGCACTGGAAAGAACAACAGGCAGGGCATTTTGTGCCATCTGGTGCGTCATCCTATCTTCGGTATACCGAGTCAAACATACATCCTCAGTGTTATCACTGCAATATTAACCTTGGATCTAATCCTATCGAGTACCGAATATATATGATTAAAACATACGGAGAAAAGTTCGTGGAACAAATGCTGGAACTTAGAAACGAAATTGCAATACGGAAAATTTGTGATTATCAGGAACTTATAGAGGAATGGACTGAAAAACTTAATAAACTAACTTCTGAATAATGAACACTCCAAATCCAAAGATGAGAAACATATACCTATTCCACCTTAAATGGAACGGACATTTTCCAGAGATAAAAAAACAAATGGAAGAGTATTTGGGAATCATTTGAAATTATAAAAAGAAAAAGAGAACGATTTCATTATCGGAAAGAATATCAGAAAACATAAAAAAGAAAAGAGCTTTAGAAAATAATAAAAAGTAATATGTCAGTAAAAAGACTAAAAGGATGATACAGGTTATCCACTCGTTCCGTAGTGGAACTTATGCAGAAGCAAAACGGGAAATGTTTCTATTGTTATAAGAAATTCGATGTTGAAAATAACAGACTAAGACCAACAATAGACCATATACACGCTCGGAGCAAATGATGAAGCGAAACAGACGAGAAAAATACCTGTTTGGCGTGTCATTGGTGCAATATGAAGAAATGAAATATACCAGTGGATAAATTCCTTGATGGGTATATCTGCTGGAGTGTACATTGAAGAGACCTATGACTTGATTGCGAAAGTATTACTATAGAAAAGAAAATACGATGACCACGACGTTTCTATCACAAGTTTATTTGATATTCTTTATAAAATATGGATACGAAACAATGCTCTGTTTGCTGAAAAAAATTACATATTGATAATATGTCATTACTATGTAATAGACACTATCATAACAAATATATGCGTGATAGATATATTAAAAAAAATAATGAATACATATCAAAGGAAGAAGTACAAGAAAAACTTTTCCAAATAATACAATCAAAGTCACTCATAAAGGACATAAGAGATATTCTAAAACGAACATCTGGTGATGAACTTGAAGAATTTAAGAAAGGTTTCGTAAATTACAATTTTACTATTATCGAAAAATAATATGCTATACGATACATGGGAATATGATAATATGAAAGTTATAGTAGATAAAACAGAATGAAAATACTCATATAAATTGATCCAAAAAGTCCTTACAATATAAATTAAAGTAAAATGATAATCGCGTTTGATATAGATGACACACTCATAATTCCATCAGTAGCAAATGACTCCTGACAAGATATATGAAACCCCGAGAATATAGCAAAATATCTTGAACACCAAAGAAATGGGGATTATATGATACTATGGAGCGGAAGTGGTACAGACTGGGCAAATCACTGGAATAATAAACTCTGACTCAATTCCGATGAGATCCGAGTGAAGCAATGGTATGAAGATTATCCTGTAGATATTTGTTATGATGACTGTGTTGTAAATCTTGCAAAAGAAAATATCCGAGTAAAACGAGTACGAAACTCAATAAGTAGGAAAGAATGGAATAAAACTAAAAGAAAGTAAAAGAAAATAGTGTAAATTAGTTGACATATTGCCAAAAAAGAATACAATGGATACATCCGATTAACAAGAAACTCCGAGGAGCAAACAATGTAATCTGATATATCCTTTTCTTTTTATAAACTATCTGACGCACCCGCTAAGACTGACAAACCTATAAACTGAAATACCTTATTTCCACAAACCGAGTCTTTTACTTTCTATCTTTTCTATATGAAAATTGAAAATATTACAGAAGATGATGTATTTATACATAATTATTCAGATTCACGATGAAAAATAACAAGTAGTAGAGTTGAGGTAAACCCAGTTCATTATATTACTGTTACTTGGGATGATTGAGATATAACAGAATACTCGCAAGAGAGCTATGATGACCTTATTGAAGATGGTAATATTAGTTTAGAATCAAAAATTTAATCTTTACTTACTATCTTTTATATTATGTCATCACAAGAACTCGAAAGAATAAAACTTGATATTCATAATAATCTATCGTACGAAGAAACAGACTTATTGCAAGATTATATAGAGAGTATTCAAACTCCTGAATGGACAAAGAGAAGAAAACAAGATGAGGAAAATGAAAGAGAAAGCGAATTTGAAAGAAACCAAATGCTCCGAGATGATGCACAAGAAGAGAAAATAGAAATAGAAGATGATGATCGAATGAATTATATTACTGAATAACCTTAAAACTATATGTCTATATACAAGAAACTTCTTGATTTCAAGAAAGAAGAAGTATCACTTACACGAGATACAAAAGCATATAATTATTCTTATGCAAATCTAGAACAGATACAATCAAAAATAACTCCTATTTTTGAGAAACTAAAACTTGTTGCAATACATTTCGTAAAAGATGGTATGGTTTACACTCAAATACGAGATATAGAGGATGACTCTTTTATAGAGAGCTCTATAGAAATCGGTAAAGTAGAAGTAACAAGAGAATGGAAAGACCAGAAAGATATACAAAACAAAGAGTACAATGATAAAGACCCACAGGGTGTATGATCTATCATTACTTACTACCGAAGATATAACCTATTAGCTCTTCTCGATCTAGAAACTGAGGATGATGACGGAGCAAGTGCAAGTGGTAAAGCTAAATCTAAAGTAGCAAATGCAAAACCAAAAGAGAAACATACTTGCCGTGCTTGTGGTGAAGTAGTAGATGCAGAGGTATTTGAAGGAAAATTCTGACCTTGTTTCAAATGTCCTTCTTGCGATAAGTTCTCAAAACCAAACTCATATAACCCAAATGGAAATGTAGATTTATCAACTCCATCATTTTAAAATATGTTCCAATTCCAAGAATCACAAATACTCACTCCTTCTATAAATGGTAGACAGGAGCTTGTGTTTAAAATTAAGATTAAGAAAGAAGACTACACTCTCGATGACTTTGAGAGAATGGCTCTTATGTTCGAGAATACTTCATTTGCGGTTGTTCTTTCACCTTTCCAAGAAAAGCCACCAGAAGACCCACTCCCAAAACTACGACAGCAACTCGCTCTCGTAATGCAGGAATACTGCGAAGTTGCAAACGAAACAATGGAAAGAGAACTTGAAAGAGTGTATTCAGACTATAAAATACAAAGTCGTACAGAACTTTCAGAAGAAAAGTTAATAAAAACAATAGATAAGTATAGAGCAGGAATACAACAATTTAAAAATTAGACGCTTATAACTACTATAATAAAATATAACTCCCCTAAGAAATGAAAACAGAATCCGACAAAATCTATGAAGATATGATTACTCTCCTTGAACATATAAAATCAAACAAGAAGCTATCAGACTTTTCTTTCGACTCAAGATTTCAATACTCCTATCTATCTGCCCTTGTAAATAAAAACATAAGAGAGGATGGAAGAGTACGGAAGTGAAGTCCTGACACGAATCGACTAATTGTAAAATCAGCGAAGAGATTCATAAAAAAAGAAAATATATAAAAAGTAGTAAAAACATTTGCTTTTTAAAAATAATCGAATATAATGGATATATCCAATCAAGCAAACATTCCAATCGGATAACCTGCAAACTGGATAATAACAATCCTAATAAGACACTCTCTCAACTACTAAGGCGAGAAGGAAACTGGATAAAAAGGATAATAAGCACTATTTCTTTATTTTTCTATATATGTGAAAGTCATTATCTACAATTCAGAAAATGGAAGTACTACTTAAAAACTGATTTTCAAATTTTATATATGAAGAACCATTTAATGAATATAAAGAAGAGTGGATATTTAATTTCAGCATGTGTGCAGATGATATAAGATCTGATACATTTGAATGAATTATAGAAAAAGCATATAAAATGCTAAAGAAAGAAGATTTAATTTAAGCTCTATACTATATAAAACACTCTATTTTCTTACTTTCCCTATATGGAAAAAGTACAAACTCATTTCCTATATAACATAGGATGACACCAAGCAACACTCACAAGAGCAGAGTTTACAAAGTACATAGAAACATATCCAGAGTATAAAGATTCATCTTATTGTATTTCTTAATTCATTATTATGACAATCCGATCAGAAGTAATTGCACTCCTACAAGATAATAGACATCTTAGAGATGATGCAGGAAGAACAGCATTACTATATGCAGAAGTATTCTTCGATGGTACATACAAAGAATTTATATCCTCAAATATACAAAGCACCATTACCCGTGAATGGAGAGAAGCTCAGGAGAAACACCCGGAACTCCGAGGAAAGACTTGGGGAATCCGACAAGAGAAATGACACGCAGTAAGAATCCAAAAAAAACATAGAAACCTCGGTCAGTATGAAGATTGCTCAAATATGTTCGAGCCAATCCGGGTACAGAAAGAAACCACACTACAATTCCTATACAGAAAATTATTTCGATAATTTCTAAACCAAAACAAATATGAACAAAATAGATAAAAAGCTCCTAAAACTGTTATGAAACAATGAATTTATGCTTGAATATCTTCCATATTATTCGGACGAACAAAAGCAAAAATACATTAAGATCATCAGAGGAAAAGTAAGAGAACAAGAACGAAGAGAAGCCCGTATTTGTAATTTCTTAAATACAAGGATATGGTAAAATTAAAACAAGAAATACTCGATTGAATAATCTGAGTTCTCGCAATAGGAATTGTAATTTGATTTCCTACAGTAATTTACTTGATTGTAACTACACCGAAGTTTTAGTACTTAAAACCTTTTTATGTTAAACTTCTTAGTAAGACTATCTATTAACGCCTTTATTTTTACATCACTACTTATAGGGTTTATAGCTCTATATGAAGATGCAATGGCAAGTGAAGAGATAAAGATAATCGGATGTATAAATTCAGTAACACTCGAAACTAAACTCCCAAAGAATTGAAACTGTTTTTATTGAAAAGGATGGCAAAACATAATGCTTCCTACTGTATCACAAATAGAAATTTGGAGAGAGGTATTCCCGAATGACGAGATGATTATAAACCGACTACCAATAGTCAATTTCGAGAGTGGATTTGACGAGTACGCAGGAAATAAATATGCAAAAGGTTATGTACAAACACTCCGTTCCTACTCAATACCACCCGATGTGGAAAGTCAGCTCGAATGGATGAGAGATAGGCAAGATAGCCAGAAAGAATGAAGCTGCTCTCACTACTCAGACAGTGGGGAAGAAAGGATGATGAGATGTCTATACGCTCGACACTACGGAGCAACAAGTTGATATGACTGGTATCCAAACAAACTCATAGTAGCAAGAAACTTTTACATAAACTATTTTAAAACTAACTCCCTATAAATATGAAAGTAAAATGTATTAAAGACACAATTGGATTTAAGAAGGGAGAAGAATTTATCGCATATGTTAGCTGTGATTATCCACCATTCATTGGTAAAGAATGAAAAGAAAAAATATATTTCAGAGACCATCCTGAATACTTCCAAGAAGTAAAAGAAGAAGAAACTAAAAAGCCTCGAGACCCAACAGAAGAAGAATTAAAACTTTACTTTCGATAATCAATAAACTTATGAAATCATCAGAATATATCTCTCTCAAGAAAAAAGAGAGAGAACAGACAGAAATACCAGAAATAGAACAGATTGTAAAAGAAGTATGGCAATGAAACTGAAAAGAACAGTCAGAAGCACCACCTATTTCGCACGAAAATTCTGAAAGGGTAGTAAGTGCTACATTTGACTGGAAAACCATCGCTATCTTTATCTTATCCATTATCATCATATGAGCATTGATTGGATACAACATACATGATAGGGGAATGCAAGAAAACATCGACAAGATTCAGCGAGAAAATAAAATTATATGGACAGCAAACAAGCAGATTGACAATGCCAAAATAACAATAGCAAAAAGCGAAAGCAACATAGAGAAGTCAAAGAAGATTCTAAAAGATAAGTACCACTTAATTTATCAGTAATATGGAAAACTTATCATCTAATACAGATCCTAAAAAGGAAATATTACATATTGGCTTTTAGAAGATTGTATAGAACCAGAAAAGAGAAAAATAATACTGTTTCTAAAAAAGTGAGAAACAATAGCAGACTGAATAAGAAATATGGTTTGAGATTCTTGAAGACTTCCATCAGATTTAGAATTTATTCGTTACTTCTGATAACCCTTATCTATATGACTGAAAAAATCATCCACGCTTGCGTTATCCACCCATCAGGTGAAAAACTCTGTTGACCTTCTCACACGGAGGCAATGGAAATTGCATCACGACACGGAGTGAAATTCAAAGAAGAAGACATCCTACAAGATAAGCTCCAAAAAGGCTTTATAACAGATTCAGGAAGATTCGTCACAATGGAAGAAGCCTGAGAGATTGCCTATAATGCAGGACAAACGAAAGAGAAGTACAATAAACTATTTTCTTATTTGATAAATTTATAGATTATGAATCCACCACACTATCCTTCATTGGAACTTTGCAATAAACTTACAGAGATTGGATTTCCAGAGACAGAGAAATGATACTTATGAGGATGAAACGATTTTAATATTATTAAAAATAGAGAGTGATTCCTACATTGAGTTTCAAGTTTTTTATGTCCTTCTGTAATGGAGATGTTGGATGTAATTCCAAAAAGAATAAAGGAAGATGAAAAGATATACAGATTAGAAATTGCTGAAAATGGTATGTGATTCTATGTGAAATATATAGAACATTCAATGAATCCAGGGAAATCGTTATGACATCACAATTGAACTATTCCAAACGCTCTCGCAGAAATGATACTGTGGCTACACGAAAACAATCATATTAAATTCTAAATCCGCACCGAGCGGTTCTCGGGAAATAACTTTTTACTATTATGAGTACAATCGTATTTGAACTTGACGGAGCTACAATAGAGATTCTTGATAAAGATACTTCTATGATTCTATCAAGAGAAGGTGAAGGAACAGGAATAAGCAACAAGATACTTTGAGATACTATAGACAGACTTGTGAAAGAATATATATAACCCACCTATCACGAAGTAATTTATCTACTAAACTTTAGAGAGTATGAATGATTTACAACTCGAATTAACAAAGCTACTCGGACGGAAGGAATTATCGTTTGGATGCTGGATAAAAATATACTGAGAACTTGATGTGATTGTCAGTATGTGAAGTAGGCTCGATACAAATACATACGGAGACCTATCGAGAGATAATATTGAAGAAATCATCGGTCATCACGCCACTTTATCTGACTTATTTAGAATATGAAACAAATTGGAAATGATTATACAAATATGAGATATATCCAATAATGAGCAAGTTTTAATAATAGCATACTTTGAATGATTAAAAAGAAAAATAGTAAAAATAAAATACTTATCATCCAAAGACCTACTCGACCAAGACGAAGAGACATTGAAGCAGATTATAGAACTTATATCATCTAATCAATAATCCACTATGCACGCTTATCGAAACCACTATGGTAAAGTCATCCTAAAAAAGGATGGCAAAGTAATAGAAGAATACAACCTCCATTATCATACCCACATCTCCGCTCTACAAGAGCGAGTGGGTAAGCAGGTATTCGATCTTATCTCCTTGCATAGTGAGAAATGGATTGATTGTAGGAGTTTGGAAGTATCTTAATTTTTTCTTTAAACTAAATAATTTATCTATGTACGGATACGGATTATCATATACAGGTACTAATAACTGATATGCAGAAGAATTTGAACCAGAAGAATTTTACTGGTGAAGATTATGATGGTGACAATATAGTAAAGAAGAAATATTCTCGATATTAAGAACAGAACCACCTATCACGAAGTAATTTATCTCTAACTTTTGAGAGTATGACATATACTACTTTTACCTGTTCTACTAAAACTCCTAATAAATATCATCCTGACAACAACATAAATGATATAATAAAATGGGTTCGATATGCAAAAAGCGATAGTGATGCAATATCAAACTTAATGCAAGACCTATCATATATGGAAAGAAATAATTGTGTGGAACTTTGTAAATAATAGCTCAGATTTTTGCAATATAAAAGGAAATCTGTATAATAGAAGAAATAATAATTACTTTTTAACTTAGATTATATGAAATGAAAAATAATTTATTGGTGACCACCAGATTATATTGAATACGTATTTGAGGAAGAAATATCAGACGATACGATATCTATCATAGATACACTCAGAAATAAATTTAATATGCCAATTAATTATGAATTAGAATAACTCTTACTAACTAAGTAAATACATATGAAATTCAAACTCCTTAAACAATACGATTCCGTCTATGCTTCTCATGGTATAACCATAGATATAAAACTTGAACAATGGGATGATTGGGAAGTATTCTGTCGAAATATAGATTCTGAAATAGAAACAAGATGGGATTTGGCAGAATGTCGGGAATGTTGAGTTATAAGCATAGAGCATTTAGAGAACTATTTTAAATTCGTAACGAGAAAATAATATGATCCCAATTACCGATGAACAATACTCAAAACTTGTATGGAATAAAGCAGATGCTACAGACCTATACAAAGATATTCTCGAAGACCTTATAAACGACAAAGAAAACCCATACCGAGCTGAAATCATAATGGCGAAAAACGATGAAGATTACGCCCGAATGATTATCGGAACAAACTTTCTCGGGAAATATATCGTCCAACTCGTTAATGATATGGTTTCACTTATCTGAGATAAAAATGGTTGGGAAGAAAGTTGCGATGAAATCCGAGAAGCAATAGGGTTAAAACTTTTAAATCGTTATAAAAAGTAATATGAAAGTAAAAAAATATTTCTGCTGTATCTGTAACAAAGAATACAAGAAGCAAAACTCTATTCAAAAAACTTGTCGTCCTACCTGCCAGAAAGAATACGAAAAGCAACGAAGAGAGGAGAAATCTAAAAAGCTATCTATACGCATCTCCTGAGTTGATAATGAGTCAAACCGAAAAGAGATACGCAAACAAGTAGAAAACTTCATACCGAGCCTTCTGGGTACTAAACAAGTAACAATTAAAGTTTCCCGGTGCAAAGTAAAAACAGATTTAAAGAAATTAGAAGAAAAATGCGATGATTTATGGAGCTTGGTAGTAAAGAAAATTGCTTTTGATATGTGTATATACTGCGGAGAGTCAAAAGTATTGAATAGCCACCATATATTTGGAAGGAAAAATAGATCGACAAGATGGGATGAAAATAACGGGGCGTGCCTATGTGCAAATCACCACCAATTCTCGACAAAGTTTTCAGCACACGGAACACCTGCATTATTTAGAGAATGGTATATAGAATTTGTAGGACAAGAATACTTTGACGATTTAGAAGAGCGAGCAAATAGACCAATGAAAGTTACTGTAGAATTTCTTGAAGACAAAATAGATTATTTTAAAAAGTTACTTTCCGAATAATGAAAATTCTAAACTGAGAAGCTATACTTTGAGATTGTTTGGAAGAGATGAAGAACATTCCCGATGGGAGTATTGATTGTGTTATTGCAGATATTCCTTATGGAACGACAAAATGTTCGTGGGATACTATAATTCCTTTTGGAGCAATGTGGGATCAGTTAAAACGGATAACCAAGAAGAACGGAGCGATAGTTTTATTTGGTTCACAACCATTCACTTCTGCACTGATAATGAGTAACCCTAAAATGTTTAAGTATGATTGGATATGGGAGAAAAATATTTGTGCCAATTTTATGATGGCAAAATATGTTCCCTTAAAAAAAACAGAAAATATACTTGTTTTTAGTGAAGGTGGAATAAATCAAAACACTAAAAACAAGATGGTATATTTCCCACAGGGTACAAAACCAACGAGCAAAGAAATAGTTAGTAAAGTTAAAAAACAAGGAGTAAATATTTATAATTGCCTTAATAAAACTTTTACTCAAACAACAACCGGCTATCCAACAAACATATTAAAATATAGTACAGAAAATGGATTACACCCAACTCAAAAACCAGTAGCACTTATAGAGTATCTAATAAAAACCTATACTCAGGAATGAGAAACAGTTTTAGACTTTACAGCTGGTTCGTTTACAACTGCAATATCCTGCGAAAATACCAACCGCAAATGGATTTGCATAGAGAAAGAACAATCCTACTTCGATATAGGAATAAATCGTCTTAATTTACTTTCTAAATAATCCATATGCACGCCTATCGAAACCACTATGGTAAAGTCATCCTAAAAAAGGATGGCAAAGTAATAGAAGAATACAACCTCCATTATCATACCCACATCTCCGCCCTTCAGGAGCGAGTTGGTAAGCAGGTATTCGATCTTATCTCCTTGCATAGTGAGAAATGGATTGATTGTAGGAGTTTGGAAGTGGAAGAATAATATTTAACAAATTTTAAAAATGAAAATCCTATATTCCGTAGTAAAAATATGCTAAAAAACAAGTCAAAATATTTGCAAAATAGCAATAAATTCATATAATAGATAGTGTCCGATGGTGAAAACTGTTGGGGTAAATGTAGGTAAGACTACTAAAAATCCAATGTTCTCGTTCACTCTGCAGAGTGGTAATGGTCGTGCTCTATTTCTTGTAGATAGAGTGAATATGTAGGAAAGGGGTAGACTCCAAACGAACAGGTTGCTGGTGGATTCCGATGAAAGCCAGACATTGCAAGGTTCGAGTCCTTGCCATATTCACCCTATTTACAATAGGAAACACTTTCGCCCAACACCTATTGTGTGGTAAGCGGATAAACAACATAAGGAATGTGGTAACGCGTTCGAGTGGTTGTATATGGAGAGATTCCGAGTAAAGTCGATTAACTCTCCCTCATTTTTAAAATGTTATTCTCCTGTCATAGTATACCAGGGAAATAAACTTCCAATACCTACTATTCCATCCTGGTATACATAACAGGGAAGATGGAATAGATGGTGGGAGAATAATCTTTTAACATAAGAACTATGAACTATAAAACTGCGTGAAACTGTCCATTCTGCGACTCTGAATTATGAGTAACAAATGCTTGGTGAATGTCTCCTGAATGATGGAAACAAATGAAAGATAGACACGATGGCTGACATAAAGAATTAATAACCAAATAACTATGACTACTCAAACACTATCAGATATATCTACATTGAAAGTATGAACAAAGATACTTACTTCAGATGATAGGATAGATACTATATACAAAATAAAAGATTGATATATTTTTTTTGAAGATGAATCATATTGGAGTCAAAAGACATTAGACGAACACATTAATTTATATGGATGGAAATTGCTTGAAGAATCTCCATCATTCGATATAAGGAAAGAACTAAACCAATTCAGTTTCATAACAAATGACTGAGACGACAATGATAGTTACCTGGATGTTGAAGCACTTATAACTTGGATAGAAGATAATAAACATAAATTTTAAAACTATGAAAAACCACACAGAATATTCTTCTTTCTATACAGAGAGAGTTAGATTCCCAATGTACTGAAAGTGAAAAGAATTTGCAAGAGAAGAATTACAAGATAGAATTGCATTTTCCCAAGGAGTTACAAGTTATAGAAATATTAACAACTAAAATAATATGGAAAATAGATGGTATTCTATGATAGAATGATGCTACATAGCAGATTGAGTAAGAGAAGATTGAAAGCCTCGAACAGAAGGAATTATTTCAGGTAAATCAGTGGAGAATTTTATAAGTAATATAACTAACTAAAGAACAATGGCACAATGAAAGAAATAAAAAATAATTTGTAATTATAAAAATATGAATATACTAAACTCATATCAGCGATCGAGGAGACAGTGAAATAGATGTCCTGTACCAATGATATTCGAAACAATATCTTAAATTTTAAGCCCGTTTTGGGTTATTTTGCGTATATGGCACAAGGTAAAAAGACATCATCAAAGAAAAAAGCAAATATAATCACGGAGAAAATAAAGAATCCAGATCTATCAAGCCGAGACATTAAAGAGATAGTCTGAGATGTTTCCCACGATACTGTTTGCGATGTTCTAAACTCACACTTGCCACAACTTCTTACGGAAAGCGAAATAATAAAGGAAATAGTCTCAAATGACTTAGAGAGTGTACGGAATATGTCAGCAATTACAAAGAAATTTACAGAACAGACACTACAAAAGGAAGAACTCGATAGAAATGATATATCAGTGGCAAATACTACGACAGACAGTGCTTTTAAACGATCACAACTACTAACAGGTTGACCAACCGAAAGACACGAAGTAACATCATCTCTTAAGAAACTTAATGAGTTGCTATGATCCGAATAACCGATAGAAAATTCAAACTAATCCTTGAGGAATTGGAAAAATCCACTCCACAGGATAGAAAATCTTTTTTCAGTGAACAATCACCCGATAAGTTTCTCATCTGGTGGTTTTATTATTTTTCAGATGACTTCTCCACACAACTTGCAGAGTTTCACTATGATTGGATCGAAGCTCTCATCGGTGACACGAATGTAATGATCGAGGGATTCCGTGGTAGTATGAAGACAGCCATCACGCTTATTGTAACCACATACAAGATTGTAAATGGATTCTGTAACTTTGTCGTATGGCAGAGCTACGAGGATGTAGCCAGCACCACTAACACAACGAATATCGCAAGGAATCTCCTCAATAGGAAACTTGAGGAAGATTACGGGAAACTACTCAAGCTCACAGGATGAAACAAGGAGGATCTTGAGAAAAAGAGCGTGGCAAATTTCGATACAAGCAACGGGGTAAAAGTACGTGCCTCATCCCTAGGACAGAAACTCCGTGGTGCACTCAACAAGAGCGACCGTCCTGATCTTCTTATCGTGGATGATATAGATGTCTCCGACAGTGTACGAAACCCAGAAACGATCGACAAGAACTATCAAAAGATCACTGGTGAGACATTTGGGGCAATGACAAAGACCGGGGAATCGCGTATTTATTTCCTTGGGAACACGATCAATCAAGATGGTATTGTCCCACGATTCAGAAAAGAAAAGAAAGGCACAAAGAACTGGAAAGTATTTTGGCAACCGCTTTTTATAGACTGAGAGAAACAATGGGATTTTTTCACGGATCAGACCATCGAGAACATAAAGGAGGACGAGTGACCTATCTCGTACAATCAAAACTATATGCTCATCCCAATAGATAGCTACGAGGACGGATTCATAAAGCGTGAACATCTGAGGTATTACGACTATATCAATCTCGATGACTTCGACAAGGTATATCTTCACGCAGACACTACACATACGGGAAAGGACACAAGCGACTACTTCTGCGGGTTGGTACTCGGAGAGAGCAAACGGGATCAAAACTTCTATGTGATAGACTTTATCCTAGAAAGACTCGATGTGGAACAGCAAGCGAGAGGAATTATAAATCTTTTCCTAAAATACCAATCAAATATCGCCAAACTCACCTATGATGAGAAGGCAAACCAAGGATTCTGATTCTGGATCAAGAAGCTCGCAAAAGAAGAGTACAAAATAAGCCTTCCGATCCAAGAACTCAAGTATCCAAACGACAAGGTAACACACTTTGAGCCACATATCCCTCACTTCATAGCCAATAGGGTATATCTCCCAAGTCGTCACAAGGACTTACAGGAGGCAGAGACACAACTTATAGCATTCCCTACAAAGGGAATACACGATGATTTTGTGGATGGATTGAGTTGAGTATTGGATAACTATGTGGTTATAAAACGACAGCCTGTAGATAGTAAACCCTTCCAACTCCGAAAGAAATACTTTGATCCTATCAAGCAAAAATGGATTACTTGATGAACTCGTGATGATGATGACGATTAAAATTTGACAATAGATATAAAAAAATATAATGAAAGCATACTACTAACTACCAACAATGTTAGACCTCCAATTTAAGGACGAACAGTTTTCAGAAGAAGATAAAAAAGTCCTCGACAAATTCACCGATGAAATGTATTCGATGAATAACTTTCGTTCCCAATACGAAAGCGAATGGCTCACGAACGAAATGCAATTCGATGCAGAACTTGAATCTTCTGGAGTACAAAAGGCTTCTATCAAGCTCCAAATGACTCGTAACATCATAGAACAGCAACTCGGTGAGGAAGGATTGTCTCTCCCTATATCTGTTAAGCCAGAAGGAAAGAATGCAGACAGCTATATGCTCGATACTGCAAAATACTTAATTGATCACTTCGTACGAAAAGAAGAAATTGTTGATGAGATTGTAGACTTTAAGATGGATAGAGCTATCTATGGAACAGGTATTCTTGAAAGTTCTATCTGGGAGACAGTATGTACAAATAGTGTTCCGAATGGAGAAGGTGATATTTACAACAAGTCATTCAAGACAACAAGCAAGCCTAAGTATCATATCGGTATCCGAAACGTCTCTATATGGGATATGTGGTTTGATGAGACAGCTACAAAGGCAAGTAATATCCGCCGTGCTATTCGTCGTGAACGAATGGACATAGAGCAGTTCCGCAAGACCTTTATGAATAAGAAAGGTTTTCGCTACATCGAGTCAGTAAAACCAATGGATCAAGACTCAGAGAACCCAGAACAAACAAACAAAGATATAGACCAACAGACAGGAGATGGTCGTAATGTTTACCTATTCCACTACTACAACGAAACAACTGGTGATTACTGGATTATTGCCAACCGTACCCATCCTATTTATGTAGGTAAGAACATTTTCAAAGATTCAAAGATACCATTCGACATTTGCCAGATGTATAAAAACCCGAAGTCTATCTATGGAAAGTCCACTGGGTACAAAACACGAAGCCACGAGGCATATATGAACTCTCTGTTCGAGATAATGCTTGATAAGGTATACATTACAAGCAATCCTCCTCTTATTCTCGGGAATAATGGAGAAGTAGACGGTGAGATTTACAGCGGTGGTGGAGACATACCTACTCTGAACTTCAACGGAGACGTAAAACAAATCCAACAGCTACAGCTTGACTCAAGAATAGATGCCCACAAGTTCGCAATGGATATGTCGAAGGATGAGATTGTACAGAATACAGGTATAAACCCTGGGGAATACAATAAACCACTCTCTGGAGTAAACCCTTTCGTTGCAGGACTCCAAGAACAGAGCAAGAAAGCCAAACTACTTCTTTGTCAGGTACTATTTGACTCTACACTCTCGAAGAGCTTCACAAAGATGCTCCAGAACCTTATGACATACTGACCTGTACTATACGGGGAAGTAACAGAGAAGATTGTAGACTGAAAGACTCTCAAAGACGTAAAGTATTACGATATTCAAGTTAAGGGAAAAGAAGTAATCGAGAAGAAAAAGAAAATCAAAGGACAATGAGACTTTACTGAGAAAATCAGTTACGAGAACAATCCGGGAAACTATTGATACTTCGAGTTTAATGATACAGTATTCAAAAATAAGGATCTCGAAATACCTGAACTCTCCGTTTACATAGAAACTCCAAGTACAAAGACTCTACTTGAATCCCTAAAGAAGCAAGAGTTCCAAGACTACCTAAATAATCTTGTTACAATGAAGAACTTGAACCCAATGGAGCCACTTCCTGTATCGAGTCAAGAACTATACGAGATGATGAGCGAAATATATTGATTCGATGTGGACGAGATACAAATGAGAACAGAGACTGACAAGATACGAAAAGAAACAGGTGACTTGCTCGGACTTCTCGACCAACTCAATCCTGCTAAAATAGAAGATACTTTATCCGCTAATGAACAAACCAATGCAAATCCTACAACGCCTACTGCAACGCCTATGACTCCAGCTAATAACACTTGAACAGCTCCAGCACTACCAACAGAAGGAGCTGGAATGTGACAAGCTATTGCATAAACTCAGAGCAACGACAGCTTTCCTCGAACAGTACCAAACAGAGTGCGAAGAAATGGAAAAAGAGATAGAAGAAATGGAATCAAAGAAGCCTGATGAAAATAAACTTGAAAAACAATTAAAAGCGTGTATACTCGAACTTGAAGGTATGAAACAACTCGATAAAATAATTAAAATAGACTTTGATTATCTCGACAGTTTTGAACCAACACAAATAAAGGCTCTCATTAACTTAATATCAAATGTAGAGCGACAAGTAGTAGAGGATAGTCTGACAATCCGTGTAGTCGAAGGAATAGCCCATAGAGACGGTGCTATACGATGACTCAAGATACTCAAGGCAAACCTACAAAGCCTATTGAAAGAAGTGAAGAAGAAACCGAAAGAAGAATAGTACTTAAATTGCTCATTAATACCTGAGGGGGTATCAATGAAGTTAGCCTTTTATAGGCAATTTAAGTTACCCCCCTCCTTAAATTGTCTATAGCAGGCTACCATTATTGGTAGTCTTTTATTTTTTTATAGTTATATACTATGTCAGACCTCGAACTCGACAACTCTGACTCTGGTAACAATCAGGGTTCGGACGATAATAACCAATCCTGAGAAGAATTGGCTCGTGTGCAAGCACAACTTTCCGCTTCATCTAATGAGTCTCGGCTTATGAATGAAGTCTCAAAGGTTTTAATTAGCGATGATTTCTCCTATTTCGGAGACATCAAAGATAAAGCAATGGCTGATCGAGTAATCGAGAAGATTGCAAAACTCAAGGGACTTGATACAGATGATGTAAGAAATCTGCTTGTGAAGGAGAAACAAACTTCAATCGTTCCTTCCGATATTGAAAGGACAGTAAGGGAAACCATTGCAAAACAAGAAGGTGAAAAAGCATTGGAAGAATTTATTGGAAAAATTGGACTCACAAAAGACAAAGAATTGAATGACGAGTTTATGTCAAACTTTGAGGAATATATGCAAGGAAAGGATTTTAATGCTGTAAATGTAAAGAAATTCGCAAAATCTGCATATCGTGACTTGAATGAAGACAAAGTTAAATCATTTGAAACTAAACGATGAGAGGTTGAAGCTCAGATTAAATCTGGCGGAGACTCTAAAGAAACAAAGACAAAATCAGAAGGTCTATTCCAAACAAGAAAAAACCAAAACGATTGGTAATTTTATTTATAACTTTTAAAACTTATGTTTAAACCTGTAAAAGAAGTGGATGCACTTCATTATATTCCAATGGCTGCTTCCATCACAATCACTAAGGGCGAAGCTCTATGGGATGATGGTGCTTGATACCTTACAAATGCAAGCCCAACCGCTGTAACAGAAGTACTCTATGTTGCTGCTGAAACAGTAACAACTGGTGCTGCTACTTACACTCCTATCGCTTGTTACGCAACAAACGAAACAGAATTTGAAGCTGATACTGACGCTAACCCAGCTCAGACAGACGTTTTCACTAAATGTGATCTCGCTACTGCTTCTACACTAAATCCAGATGCTTCTTCAAATGACACGTTCCTTATTACTCAAATTATGGGAGCTGTTGCAAACAAGAAAGTACGCGGACGATTCGTTCAGAAAATTGCTTAATTTTAACTTCTAATTTTTACACACTATGTCAATCAAAGTATCAGATTACCCAAAACTTACCGATACACTTGAATCAATATTCAATGAGGAAAAGGTAATTGCATCAACACAAGACATCCGAAAAGTATTCGGAACAGAAAATATGGATCGACGTACTCATGAGCATCTCGTTCTTAACCCACAGGCTTCTATTAGTGAAGTAGGTGACGGTGAAGAATACCCAGAGAGTGATATGTCAGAAGGTGATTCAATCATCTATACTGCTCGTAAAGTCGGAGGTATCGTAAAAGTTACCGAGGAAATGCGAGAAGATGATCTTTACAATCAAATTGAAGGACAGGCACGAGGACAGTTCAAGACAATGTACCGAATGATTTACCAAGATATGGCAGACCTTCTTCTTGGAGGATATGCTACTACTTACACAAACCCTTACGGAAGTGTAGTATCAAGTGTTTGACCAGATGGTCTTGCTCTCTTCTCTGCTTCTCATACTGCTGGTGGAGTTGCTGGATACACTTACTCTAATATCATCGCTACCGCTACAGGTACTGCTGGTGCTACTGTAACAAATCCTGCTCTCTCTTACGAGGCTGTTGAAGCTGCAATCAATAATATGCTTCTCTACACAGCACCAGATGGAACAGTTGCTCCTATTACTGCGAAGAAACTTATTGTTTCTCCAAAACTTAAAGGACTCGCTGATCGTATTCTCCATTCTACTCAGATGGCTGGTACTACAAATAACGATAAGAACTCTATTTCAAATATTGAGCTTGTTGTTATTCCTCAGCTTGGAAGTTCAGACTACTGGTTTCTTGCTGGTGAAGGTTACGAGGAAACTCTTAAACTTCTCTTCCGAGTTAAACCACAAATGGTTGCTCCTGAGACAGTTTACTCAACTGGTGATTGGAAGTATAAGGTTCGAGCTCGATATGTTCTCGGTATTGGATACCAGGCATATGTTCACGGATCAAAGGGTACAAACGCTGCTTAATTCTTAACATTCTAAATTATGGCTAATCCATCAAATTTTTCGGATATAGTCTGTGATAGTATTACAGCTACAACTTCGATTATAGAAACACAAACAATCCAAGACCTTACCGCTACAGGTACAACTGTAATCGGAAATGCTGTTACGGATACAACTGCCATCACTGGTGCAACTACTATCACTTCTACAAGTGCTTCTGCACTCACTGTAGGGCGACAAGGTGCAACAGCTCCAGTTCTTAAAGTAAATGCTGGTACTGCATCCGTTGCAACAGGTATCGAAATTACTGGTGCGGCAGCCGCTGGAGGAGTTGCAGTAACTGCAATTTCATCTGGTACAAATGAAGCACTTACAATCAACGCTAAGGGTACTGGTACAATTGGAATCGGTTCTGTTTCGACAGGAGCCGTTACAATCACTCCAGCCACTACAATCACAGGAGCTCTAACAAATACTGGAGCTACTTACGCAAATGGTGGAGTAGACCGAAGTACTGCTGCTGCTCTTGCAATCGGTGCTACAAATGCTACTTCCGTAGTAATTACTCCAGCAACAACCGTTACAGGTCTACTCACTGCAACTGCAGGAGTAACATCTGTTGCTGATATTGTACTTGAGAGTGGTACAGCAGTTCCTGCTACAGCAGGTGCAGTTGCCGCTGGTGCTCCAGTTACTATCTACTCAACAGGTCTTGTAGTAGAAGCAACATCAGATGTACCTACACATTCACGTGCTAAGGGTTCACTCTGTATTAATACAGGTGGAACAACAACCAACAACCGTCTATATATAAATACAGATGGTGCTGGTACTTGGACAGCACTCACAACTGCTGCATAATAGTTTCTTACTCATCCCGATAACTCGGGGTGGGAATAGAGTTTATTACTAACTATCAAACTATGGGAACTCCAAACTGGGGAAGATTATTTCAAGAAGGAAGATGTAAGGCTATCGGTGTTCCGTTTAGCGATGAAGAACTCCACGCAATACATAAAGAAGGTGTAATCCCAAAAGATATTCAGAGTGGAAAATGGATGCCAGAAGTTAAAGTGGAAAAATCTGAAATTGCTGGTGATATAAAACAAATTATGAAACAAATGCGACAAACTCTCCGAGAGAAAGGTATCGGATTCTCAAACGCTGACTCACTCGAAAAGCTCCAAGAAAGACTATCTAAAGCAATCTAACCTATAAAGTATGTCTTCAAATACTCAAATCCTCGAAGAAGCACCAGTTTGAACAATAAACGGCGTTAATACTACTTTCACCATCACACAAGCCCCTGTAACAAACGGGCTTTTCTTGGCTCTAAACGGTCTCGCTCAGTCAAGCGGTGTAGATTACACGTTCGTTGGAACTACAATCAGTTTCGTGGTTGCTCCTCCTACTGGTTCAGTTATATTGGCAAAGATTATAACCACTATAGAAATCACTCCCAGCGGTGGGAGTCTAACTCTTTCAGATATAACTGACCGTATTTATACCAAGATGGGTATTAAATCCGATTCGACAGTATTTGACCGCTCCACGATAGTGATTCCGAAGCTCAACCGAGTTGTTGCGGACATTTGTGCTGGACAGGTTACAAACATAATGAATCCTGCTATTACTTACAAATCAGGTTTTCTACGATTCCTTGCAAAAAAGTTCTTCTTCAAGACTCACGCTCCTGTTAAACTCACTGCATCGACTACAGGAGGTACAATATCGTTTGATACGACACTCTTTGAGAGTTCCGGGTATATTATCATCAACGAGGACGTTATAGCGTATACAGGAAAGACAGCGACAACAATTACAGGAGTTTCAGGACTATCATATAATCACGACTCAGGAAGTATAGTAGAGCAGATTTACGAACTACCTACAAACGCAGGAAAGAACTTTAATCTATGGGACATCGACAACAAGCGTATTGACCCAATTAAATTCCAAGACGATCGAGCGCAAAAAGACTTCTCTCCATACTGGACTCTAAAATTCGACTCATCGACTGACAAGGAGTTTATCTACGTGAATAATATCGACAATACAAACTTTATTCTCGATTACTACGCAAAATCTGTAGATATGTCCGCAGATTCCGATACTTCTACTCTATCTGACGCTTTTATGGAAGGTGTGGCGATACCTTTGACCGCTGGACTTCTTCTCTACGCTCAGTACGGAGACGATACACTTGGAGTACGATGAAAGAGCCTATTGCAAGACGGATATCATTCTCTCCAGTCATTGTATGGACAATGAGCAGAACGCGTAAAGGAGTTTAGAAAGATGGTGAAACGCCCATCTTGGGGACATCGAGCAAATATTACCAAAAACACTAACTTCAACGACTAATGGCAATATACGAACTTCCATTCTCAAAAGGTCTCTGTGATGGTGCAGGTGATAACCGTATGCCATACGCATATTCTACCGACCTTAGGAATGTCCGTATAGTCAATCAGGTAACGACTAAACGAAAAGGCTATAAGACTATCGTGGATGACATTGTAGGAACTACTGTAAAAGGTATGGCTTCCAATAATTCGGCTCTTTATGTAGTTGTAGACTCAAAACTAAAATCCTGCGATATTACCGCTGGAAACTATACGAATATAGGAACACTACCGAACGATAATGACGTTGGTATAGTAACATTCGGTAAATACACTATTATTCTTACAGGAGCTCAACCTTATGTCTATGACGGTACTACTCTTTCGGCAGTTACTACCTATGTAGCTTCTTCAAACCCATCCTTTGGAACGGAGTTTCTAAACTTCACTTGGGTTGCTTGAACTGGAACACTTGCAAATGTCCTGTATCAATCTCGCCCTATTTCTGCAACAAATCCCGAGTATTCATACGATTGGAGTGGAAGTGGGGCAGGGCAAATGATAATGAAGTCCAATATACTCGGAATAGTTTCAACACTATCAAAACTCGTTATTTTCACTGAGAAATCTATTGAATGGATAGACCGAAGCTCCTATACGACAATCGGATGAGTTTTGAACTTCTACCCGAACCCAATGGCTCAAGGTGAAAAACTGGCAAATAGTCGTTGTGCGGTCGGTGCTGGAGATAAAATCTTCTTCCTTACTGCGGATAAAAAGATCAAGACTATCGACTATGTACAAGGAATATCCGACATACGAGTCGGTGAACTATCGGACGATGAACAAGTAGGGATTCCTAACTTTATGAATAATCTGAACGATGACCTTTCCGATAGTGTTGGATTCTACGATCAAAAGAACAAACTCATTAAATTCTTTGTCCGAAGTAAAAATTCGCTCACAAATGACCTGTGTATTATCTGGGACTTGGTAAACAAGACGTTTCTCGTGGATGATAACAAGTTCTACGGAATACTCGTGAATCACAACAACAAAGTGTACGCTGGAAGTTGTCTCAATTCTGTTACTTACGAGGACGAATTTGGAACGGATGACGATGGTGGAGAAATAGCGTGGTACAGATACTCTGCAATCCTAGCAAACGGACGAGCAACGAGCAATAAAATGTATAATGGAGTCAGCACAACCGGGACAATAGGCTCTGGCACGACAATAACGAAAGAAATAATACTTGACTGAGATATAATCGACAGCTCTACGATAGTAGGTGCGGAAAGTATAGTATGAGGTACTGGATCTGCTCCTACCGGTAGCGTTGCGACTGGATGACCTACGAGTATACCAACACTAAGAAACTTCACAAAGCACCGATGACCTGAGTACATTAACACTATCGGAAGATACCTACAAATAAAATACAGCGGAAGCGGAACCTGAGAGGACTTCACACTTGAAACAGTCGAGACTAAGGAGAAACTAAGCTCATACGAAGAATTGACCGACAAATAATTTGATTTTTCTTTTTAAATCATATACTTACAATATAACCTTTCAATTATGTCAGATAGCAATCAAAATATCGTAGAGTTTCGCCTTACTGGGACACTTTCAACGTCTGGAACTTCTGTAACAGTTTCCAATGATATTCACAGAGATTCCGCTATTGCTGTGACCGATGCTTCTGTAACTCTGATAAATGAGCAAGGTACTGTATTTGAGCTTGTAAAGTGTACTATTGCTACAGGGACTCTAACTACCTCAAAACGAGGTCTCACACAAGCTCAGACACTTACTGAAGACTCTGCTCTAAAGAAAGAATGGAGACCAGGTACAAAAGGATTTGTAACCTCATTTGCTTCTGATGAGTTCGATAAAGAAACAGGACAACTTGCTGTATATGCTACGACAACTGCTCGTGATGCAACAATTACAGCCCCATCTAACGGAATGAGCGTATATGTAACTGCAACAGGTACATTTACTGACTATATTGCTGGTACTTGGACAAATCGACCAACCGCTGCTGTCTCTGATGGAGTAAATGCAAGTGAAACAGTAGCTTGACGAGTAGAGAAAGGAACAACCGCGCAATCTATCACTCCAACAGATACAGGAGAAACTGGAGCATATACCTTCGTTTCACCTTCCGACATCGCCAAGAACACCCAATCAGGGACTTTCGTATACTGAGCAGATACAGGAGGTGACGATACCTATGTGGTAGCACTCACCCCAACTCTCGCAGCCTATACAGCAGGACAAACTCTCTACTTCAAACCAACCACTGCCAACACTGGAGCTTGTTCGGTAGATTTCTGACCTTGAGTATTAAATATAAAGACAAAAGATGGAAACGATCCACAATCTGGAGTATTGAGAGCATTGACAGAAGTAAGCGGACACTATGATGGAACAAATTTTGTAATCGATGCAGAGGATTTTGCTACTGCTACCAACAAGGGAATAGTAGAAATGCTGACAGATGCTGAGGCTCTCACTGGTACAGACCAAACACGATATGTAAATGCGTACCAATTACAGAGAGATAAACGAGTTATTACACTCAAATTCTCAGACCTTGTTGATATATCAGGTGGTGCACCATCTATGGGGTCACAAGGTAAAATACTTTCAGCATCTGCAACAACTTGATTTTGGTGAGGGTTTAATGTACCAGATTGAGTCACAGCTATTTCGTCTATAATTATGAATGTATCTTGAAGTGCAACAAATGCTTGAGATATTGTCGTAAACTTTGATAATTTTAGAAGAACGAGAGCTTGAGTAGTATATCAAGATGATGCAACAACTGCAACTACAACAATAGCAGTAAATACTACCGCTGAATACGGATTTACTATTACTCCAAGCTCAACATACTACGACGGATTAACTCTTCAGTCATGAGATTTTGTATGATTCCGATTTTTGAGAACTGGAGCAGACTGATGAGATACATATACTGGCTCTATAGCTGTAAACTCTAT